CATTACCGCTTTGTCCTAGGCTGCCTTGTGTGACTGGGGTGCTCCAATATTGCTGTGTGGGGTCTTTGTAATAGTAGGCAAAGTAGTTGTACCACATATTACGAATGAGATCGTTGCCGTCATCATGAAACGAAAGTTGGCAAGGATTATAATCAATTTTTTTCTGTACCAATCGTTTACGATTGTATTGATTCATCGTCTCAACGTCAATTTGATAGTTAGGAAGTTGCACAGTCTTGACCAAGAGACTGAGATTCTGTTGATCTGTTTTGTCAAAAACTTCTTTTAGTTTTGGAATTTCAGTTGTGTTGAGATTGAAGTAAACGTGAAATAAAAATTTATAACGAGGCGCCAGCTCATAACCGTTGGCACGGAAAGTCTTGCTGGCGTGTGTGTAGTCCTTTAGATAGTCACTTCCAAAGAACCCCTTGAGGAAGTCCTGTCCAAAGGCCATGACCGTTATCCTGTTATTACGTCGCCGAGAGTTCTTCCAACTGTGGCGCCAACACCAGAACCAATAGGAGTTTGGATAGCGTTGTCAAAGCGGATGTTCATAGTGACTGTCACAGGAGCACTTTCGCTGTAGTTGAGATCGTTGTAGTTGACTGATGTCAAATAGCAACCATACAATTCCCAAGTTTCAAGTACCACAGGTTGTGCGGCTCCGTTGCCACCGTCCAGTATTTCGCAACGTGTTGTAAACTTGTAATCAATACCTGAACTGGCTGAAGCTTGTTCCATGAAGTCTAACTGTTTCTGTAACTGCTCGCCTACCAACTTGGCCACGTTGCCACCTGCATCATCACGTAGGTTAACAGAAATTGCTTCCCAACTGTATTTGCCAGCCAAATAAATGGTGGAGTTATAAATTGGAACTTGCATTTCTTCAAAGCTCACCGAAGGGCGTGTAAAGTCAATGACCTGTTTGGTCAATTCTGTACGTGGTGTGCTTACACCAAAGTTCTCAAATACCGCACGGAAGCGATACTTTAATTTTGGCATCAACAAGCCTTGCGTTGGACTGGATTGGTCACTGGCCAAAGGCACTGTCATTTTTGTTAGCGATGCGATAGACATATTACTCTCTCCTAATATGTAATTATTTATGGCAGATGAGATCAAAAAAAATGGGGCCTAAGCCCCATTTTTCTGCATTGCCGATACCGTTAGACGGTACTTGATGTTGCAACCTGCCCTGATGCAATCTCACCTGTGTTCTTGATTCGAACAGGGATGTAGATGAATTCAACTGCTTTGACTGGTTCGATCGCAATATCAACAAACAGTTCGTTTCTGTCGATACGAGCTGGTGTGTTGTTGCTTTCATCGCAAACCACTAGATAATCGTAGATGCCGCGTTTTGCAACCAAGTCATTGAGCAAGTTTTCACATGCATTTGAAATCTCATCACGTGTGATTTGATCATTGGGTTCAAACACAAATGTCTTACCAATGGTTTCGAGTCTAGCGCGGAGGAATGCTACCAATCGTGCCACGTTGATACGATCCAATGCACTAGGTGTGCCAGCTTCGGTCTTGTTACCGTAGTTGGTGATGCCTGTGCCTGGTATGAATGTGATTGGGTTAATCTTGTTTTCATACAAGGTGTCACGAATGCTTTGACGGATAGCAGTAGAAATAAACTGTCCGGTCTGTGCATCAACATAACCCAAGGCAAACGCATTGTCTACCACACCACGACGTGTGCCAGCCGGTGCTAACCAAGGGAAGCTCACTTCGTCACTGCGTAAAATTGTACGTAGCATCATGTGACTTGGTGGTTGTACCACAACTGATCCGCCAAGATCTGTGGTTTGACAGCTTGGATAGAATGTGCCCAAGTAAGGATCTGCTGTTACCAATCCGTCCTCAGAGTCTGTGCCAACACCAAATGCATCTGTTGCCCAGGCTGTGATAGCATCGGCGTTGTCAGGCATGCGCATTGGTGTATCGCCAATGACAAATGCAGTGTTGCTACGCTCGTTGTTGAGTGCTACCATGTTGGGAATCAACTCTGGATAGTTAGGTGTAGCAAGCAAGTTGAACTGGCGCTGTTCTTCACGCAGGTCCTGATTTCCATCAATGGATGCCTTCATTGCGGCAACAACCATTTGTCGAACTGCTTTGCGTCCCATGTATGGAGCACCATTGTTTTGTAGTCCACTGGCAGTGACCCATGCATTCTTGACTGTTGGCAGTACCTCATCGGGGAAGCTGGTAGCATTGAAATAATCAACCTGGAAGCTCTTGACGTTGAATCCTGAGCGACGTAGATTAAAGCCCAACATACCTTCTGGATAAAGAGTAGCAGTTGGTGCGTCTAGATCCAGATAGTTCGATGACAACAAACTTGTAATGGTTGGAATTGGATCAGTGATTGGATCTGTGTCGCCATTGGGTGCCCAACGGAAGTCAGCAAACAACACACCATTTTCAGTGGTTTGATCTGTGTTATCTATCAGCACCCATTGGTCTTGTCCGTCCACTGTTTCCCAACGTTTGATAATTGGGTATGCTTCTAAATCACTGGTATCAATCCATAAATCGCCTGGTTCCAAGACACCACCGTTGCTTTGTTCAGTCGGCGCAGTGGTAGAGATAATAGGACCATTTGGATCTGTTTGTGTTAGGTCAAAACCTCTAACATCGTTGGAAACAGTTTTATAACCAACCCAGTTGCCATTGTTTTGTATCATAATGTCAACTTGATCTGTGGCGCTGTAGTACCACAAACGTCCGTCTGCTGGATTTTGATCTGGAGCAGTGTCGCTGGCTGTGTATGTCAAAGTTACCCAATTGCTGAGAGTCAATGAACCTGTGGGATCATCTGGATTGGTATATCGAACACCTACCACGCTGGTATTGATACCAGCATCTGTTACTGGTGTACCAGATGTATCATCAAGCACAATCACACCACCTTGAGTGTGCTGTATCTGGATGGATCCATCGCTGTTGACTCCAGCTGTCACAGGAGCACCGCTTGGAATCACTGCCAAGAATGCTGTCACAAAGTCTGTGGCTGTGGTTCCGCCCAGTGTGGCTGTGACTGGTGTGCTCAAAGTTGAAGAATTCTTTGTGCTATAAGAAATTGTAAATGTTTCAGAGTTAACAAAGGTTGGTGTAGTAGTTGCTCCATTGATGATTGTGGCGCCAATAGCATTTCGCTCATAAATTTTGAGAGTAAATGTATCTAAAATTGTACCAGACAAATTGTCAATTGGAGTTACATTGTATTGTGCATAGGTACTACCAACAGTGATATTACGGCCGCCACCAGATGGGTCCAATGCTTTGTTTGCACTTTCATCATTTTCGTAAACTGGGCAATTTTGTTGTACAAAAAGAGCCAATGGTGAACTAAATTTCTTAACTACAAGGTCGGTACCTTGGTTAACATTGTTGATCTTGTTCCATACCGATCCACTTGGATGTGGCTCTGTGCTGGTCGATCTCCACTGTGGCACTGTATAGCTTGGCGACTGTTGCAAGGCTGGTGCATAGTATGTTGTGGCAGTGATACCAAGGTCGGTCAAAACAGTACCTGTTCCTGCATCAACAAAGAGCACACCACCGCCTGCACTAGAATCATTGTTTTCTGCATAAGAATCAAGATACAGTTGTAGTTTTCCACTGTTGTTGATTGCGCTTACCCCTGGAACGCCACTATTGATTACGCTAACCAATCCGTTAACATTGTTATTGGGTGAAACGGGAACAGTTATTAGAATGTCGTTGAGGTAGAATGTGTTGCCAGCTGTCAATGATGGGTTAGTATTGTTGGCTATCACTGAAGGCCATGAATTTTTCCAATCATCGCTGCCAACCAATACCCATGTGTTGGCTGGCACAACAGGATCGCTGTTGACATTGCCTGGAGTCTTAAAATACACAGGATTGTTGGCATTGGTAGCTACTACACAGTAGTCGCCAATGTTGCCAATAGAATCTTTGGGCACGCCAGATTCAAGATCGTCAGTGCTGGTAATGACAACAGGAGTTTTTAGTACAAATGTATTGGTTGTATAGCTCCACTCAAAAATTCCCCAAGCAGTAGACAAGGTATCTAACCAGTAGGTACCGTTGTCGGGATCGCCTGTGGGACGATTTAGTGTGGCCACAAGTTCTGATAGATCAATGTCTGCTCGTTGTATATAAGCACGATTGCTGATGTTCAACACTGACCAGGCGGCCAGCAACCCATATTCATTGAGTTCGTATCCGTTGATTGGGGTGCCTGCAGAAGTCTTGTAGAAGAATGGATTACCATATGTATTGACCAAATCTCTCTGTGAAGAGATTAAATAAACGTTGTTTGCGGTGGCCGCTGTAGTGCCGGCTGCTACGCCTACACCGCTACCGCTGATCTTGTTCTGCGCTGTTGCGATCAAGATGAACGGTACTGAATTAGTTGGGGCTGGTAAGTAGTTACTTTCGTCAATGATTGTAACTTCTACGCCTGGGGAAACTAGTGCCATGTGTCTGTTCCTTTAATATAAAAAGTGCTATTCATATTTAGCGGCAGGCACTAAAACCACCGTCTATACTTGCCCTTACGTAAGGTTTTGGGTAAATATCTGCATGTCCAGACCTATATGTAAAGCCTGCGCCAAGAGACCAGCCGCTGTAAACTGTTATAAGAATGAAAGAGTTTACTATCGCAGTCGTTGTGACACTTGCATCCGCAAAGGTCGCAAACAAAAACCAGCTGTGTCTAGATGGCAATCAGCTGGTTATAAGAAAAAAATGATCTGTGATCGTTGTGGTTTTAGAGCCAAAAGCGCCGCACAAATTTTGGTGTATCACATGGATGGCAATCTCAATAATTCTGAACTGCGCAATCTCAAAAGCGTTTGTTTAAATTGCACAGTTGAAATCACTCGAGCCGATTTGCCTTGGCGTCGTGGAGATCTTGAAGAA